CCAGAGAATTTTAGCTAAATGTGTTATTTCGGCTAAATCTAAAAATATACTAGAAAGCAAGAATATCTATAGGTATTATATTCTAGTAAATGAAAATGGAACCCCATACGATCCCGTATTAATCCACTCGACTGTAAAAACAAATAAGAATTATACTGATGCTATATGTAAATCTAAAAGATTTAAAAAGGTGGATTCTTATGTGTTTAAAAAATATATCAACTTCTTGAAAACCAAAAATAAAAAATTATTAACCTCCATACAAAGAGATATTTGATGCCAGAGTATTCTTTCGTGTGTGAACAGTGCGACAAAACATTCGAGGTTAAGTGCTCCATATCAGAATATGATAATGGTAATTTTAAATGTGCGCACTGTGGCTCTAAAAAAATATACAGAAATCTTATGAGCGATATTAGCAATGGTTATTTTGCTATCAGAAAGCACGATTCTGAACTGAAAACGATAGGGGATCTGGCCAATAGAAACTCTGACAGATTTAGCGAAGATAAAAAGAATCATTTATTCCACAAACATAATGATTACAGGAAAGACAATGAGGGTAAACTACCAGACGGAATGACCAGAATAAAGAAAACAAAAAAGGTTAAGTGGAGAAAAGATGGCTAAACAAATCAATACCGATACAATATCACACAATGAATATTACTGCTCTCGTCCAGATTCTGATTTTATAGATAGTAATAATTGTCCAAGACGTTCCGATGATGATGATAAAGTTTTGGCTAAAAAAATATTAAGAGATGATGGCACAATTAAGTTTATGCTAAGGATAGACAGAAATAAGCAATTGTATGATCCAGCCAATCAAATAAATAGAACAAGCAGAAAACCATCTAGCTACAGGGACGATTCTATAAAGTACATTACAGTTGGCCATAAGGCATTTTTTCTTTATACTAAATACCTTGAAAATCTCCAGCCATCCTGGCTAAATCTTGCAAAAAGGGAGATAGGATAATATGGAAGATAAAGATATAGATGAAAAAGTAAATAAAATATACAATAGTGATATATTTGAGCAATTCAAAAAAGATGTTAAAGATCATGTTTCTAACCAATCTTCTGGAGATATCTTACAGAGTTCATATATCGACGAGATACAAAATCCCAAGCCCACAATGATGGGGGCCCATGAGATAGTATTTGAGATAAAAACTATCATTTTCAAACAAAACGAAAAATTAGAGAATGTTGCTGCTGAAACTATGAATCAAGATAGATTTCATATACCAGTGCCGCTAGAAGTAGATCATGCACAATATGCAGCAAAAATCTTTAAGAAATTTGTAGATAATTTAGTACATATATTAGCAAATGATAATGAGGATAAAGATGAACAGCAAAACAACTAGATTGAATAAGACTCAAAAATATGCAATTAATTGGTTGAATAGCCTGGGTAAAAATTCAGAAGATATAGCCAAAGACTTGAGAATTAATCAGAATATTATACAAAAATATATTGATAAGAATCTACAGAAAAATAAAGATCAACCAGCAATATCTTCATCTTCAAAAATAAATAAGAAAGAGTGCGTAGCAAGATTTGGCAAAGATAAAGAGGATAGCAAAACACTCAATATGATGGTCACTGAGACCGCAGGTAAAAGAACCAAATCTGTATGCATCATGACCAAGGAAGCGTCTTCTCTGTCAGATAAAAGATGAGATACCCATCTAAATATTCTAATGGTAAAACCGTTAGCGCTGCTCAGTATATCACTGAGTTGTTGTGTGAAAATATAGCTAAATCCGAAAAGAAGGATTTGCATTATAGGTTTTGGACAACAGACTACTGGAAGAATAAATACAAAAACCAGATATATTCTGCTCATAAATTACTTAATACGCATAGCGCAGAAGCCATATGCTCTGCTCTTAAAGACAAAAGAGCAAGAAACATATACTCCTTTCGCGCTCCTCATCTCAAGCCTATAATAGAAGAACACGAGAAGATATTATCCCAGAAAAACAAAGAACTTACTCAAGATTTTGATAGGTCAGATAAAACCAATTTTAGAAAAAACAAAAACAAGAACAATATTATTTCTAGATTAGAGGACATAGATAATGGGGATTAAACAAGATGTTGTTAAAAGTTTTGGTAGCGATATTATATTATCAGCAAATACAATTGTTGATAGGCAATCAGTTATTATTCCTGTAAGTCCAGCTATTGATACAGTTCTTGGTGGAGGTATTCCAGAAGGCAGTTTCGTAATTTTTACCGGTCAACCAAAGTGCGGGAAAACTACAACCTCCCTAGACTTTGCTGCTACAGCACAACAAGAAAAATACAAAGGAAACCTAAAGGAACCAAGACATGTGTACTACCTAAATATAGAAGGTAGATTGAAGAAGCGTGACTTGGAAGGTATAAAAGGTTTAGACTTAGACAGATTTGATGTTATCGGATCTCAACAGGGTAAAATATTACATGCTGAAGAATATCTACAGATTGCAGAGAGAATTATTAACGAAGAACCAGGATGTGTATTAATCATCGATTCTTATTCTGCTTTATGTACTGAGGCAGAAATTACATCAGATATGTCTAAAATGCAAAGAGCAGACGGTGCGAAACTATTGGCAAAGTTTTGTCGTAAAGTGGCTAATGTTATTCCTGTAAATCAATGTATTGTTATAGGTATTACTCATTTAATGGGCAATCCTGGTTATGGTAATGTAGAATGGAAAGAAAAATCAGGACAATCTGTGGCCTATCAAACAGATATTAAACTAAAAGCCAAAATGTTCAAGCCTTGGGCCGCTACGGCAGATGGTCCACAAATAGGACAAGAAGTTGACTGGCAGGTTCTATGTTCTGCTTTAGGTCCTCCAGGAGGAGTAATTAAAAGTTTTATTCGATATGGATATGGTATTGATAAACCAATGGAACTTCTTAATCTATGTATTGATCTTGGTATTATATCCAAGGGTGGATCTTGGTACACTATCACAACTGAAGAAGATAAACCCAAAATGCAGGGTACAGAAAAACTCAGACAGTACGTACTTGACAATCCAGAATCTTATGATAGACTATATGCAGAATTCAAAAACACTATGGGTCTAAAGTAATGCAAAAAGTGGTGGATCTTGATGGAAATATTGTGAATTGGAATTTAAGTGGAGGTATTTCTAAAGCCAATAGACTAAATAAGTCTGAATTGCATTTAAGAGCCAGAAAAATACTTAAAGAACTCTACCCAACTTTTCAAATTTTAGAGGAATTAAGTATACCTCTAAGAAGATCAGAAAATTTATATTTAGATTTTTATATGCCATTAAATAAAAAATGCATAGAGGTTCACGGAGAACAGCACTATAAATACGTAGCATATTATCACCAAAATGTTATGGGTTTTATGAAACATAAGAAGAGAGATCAGGAAAAAATAGAATGGTGTGAACTAAACGATATACAGGTAATAGTACTACCTTTTGATAAAACAGATGAAGAATGGAAAGATATAATAAATGACAGCAACATCTAAAGAAGAAATAGCTAACTGGGATAAAATACTAGACGAGTATGAAAATGGCTTAGGGCTACCAAATTATGCTAATAGCAACATACCTGAAGATGAATTACAAAACTATCTAATGATGACCAGAACCGATCTAGAGAAATTAACGCCAGTAGACTGCGCTGAAATAGGATACAGATTATCCCAATACTCTTTCTATGTTCAAAGATCGTTAAATAGAGAGTTATCCAGACTAAATTGGGTAGAAGAGAATATAAGAATGGTAATATCTGAAGATATCAATAATTATAAAGGTTATGGATATGTAGAAAAAGCATATCAAGCAATAAAACACAATTCAAGAGCGACATCATTGCAAAAAGTCAAAATGTATGCCAAACAAAGATCAGATAGACTTTCCTATCTAGCTAATAGTATTAAAAACTTGTCAGACAGTATTATTAATGTTCAAAAGGCCAAGGTGAATTATGGAAATCAATGACTTATTAAAAGATAAAGATGCTCTGAAGCAATTAATAGGAGCATTGCAAAATCTTGTAGACCAAACTTCAGATGATGAAAGTAGCACAGACGAAGGGTCTAATGATGAGCGTGAAAATATTATGAATACAAAAACCAGAAAAAAGATATACAGCAATGATAGAAAACCTGGCAAAAAGAATAAAAATTTTGTTAATAGATTTGATGATATGATGGAAAGAAATATGCATAAAGAAGATGTTGAAATTGATAAGCTATTAAAGAAACATCCAAAGACGCCCAGAAATAGAAAATCAAATATGATAGATGTGGTATGTAGAGTGTGCGGAGGTAAAGAAACAATTCCATCGTCTCTACTGACGGACACAAAAGATAGATACAAATGCAACACTTGCTCAACGAGGGCCGGTTAATTATGCCAAGTATACTGTGTGATGTCTCTTCTGAGAGAGCTGTGCTTTCATGTATTTTGAGACAGGGTGAGGACGCTTATATTGATGTTGCAGATATATTGGATGAGTCTGTTTTTACAATAGACAGTAATCAATACATATATAATTGTATTAAACACATCTATACTAATCAAGAAAAAACCGTATTAGATTTAGCGTCTATACTTTCAGCATCTAAAGAAATCGGTATAGACAATATACTGTCTCAAAAAGAAGAGATAGAACATCTAAAAGCGATTATGAATTTTCCAGCAGACTCTCAAAATGTAAAAAAGTTTGCTGCTAAGATTAAGAAACTATCAATTGCTAGAAATCTATACTCTCATCTTGATGACATCAAGAAAAATATGCTGGATATAAATGGTAGTGAAACTATAAGCGCTATATTAAGCAAGGTCGAAGACCCTATATTTCATTTTACAGAATCATTGAATCAAGAGCCAGAAAATCAACCATTCAGCGTTTCGGATAATATCGAAGAATATATAGAATATCTTATAGAAAATCCAATAGATCAAGTGGGTATATCCACAGGCTTTCCCGTGTATGATCAAGCTATTGGTGGAGGCTTAAGAAAAGGCACAATTAATGTTATAGCAGCAAGGCCGAAAACAGGCAAAACTTTGCTGGCAGATAACATGGGGTTTTACATAGCTAACAAGTTTAAAATACCGGTATTAAATATGGATACAGAAATGTCTAAAGAAGATCATTTCAATAGACTTATAGCTATGCTATCAGAAATAGAAATGCAAAAAATTGAGACCGGTAAATTTAATGAGTCCAATGATCTCAAGAATAAGGTATCAAAAGCAGTAGACCAATTAAAAGAAACACCTCTTTACTACAAGACGATTGCTGGCAAACCTTTCGATGAACAGCTATCTATTATGAAACGCTGGTTGTATAAGGAAGTCGGCCTCAATAGCGATGGAACAGCAAAAGATTGCGTTATATTTTACGACTATCTGAAACTTATGGACAGTAGCGGCATTAGTCAGGATATGAAAGAATACCAAATGCTAGGGTTTATGATGTCCACATTGCATAATTTCGCCGTCAAGTATAAAATACCTATGGTAGCCTTCGTACAACTAAACAGGGATGGTATAACGAAAGAATCTACAGATACAGCAAGTGGATCTGATAGAATCATATGGCTTTGCAGTAACTTTAGTATTTTTAAGAGAAAAACTGATGAGGAAATTGCAGAAGATGGTCCACAAAACGGTAATAGAAAGTTATTACCAGTAGTTAGTAGACATGGTGGTGGTTTAGATGATAACGATTACATTAACTGCCATATGCAAGGATGGTGTGCTAAGATAAGCGAAGGCAAGACTAAGTTGGAATTGTCTCATGGAAATAATAATACTGATGGATTTGACTTAAATGACAATAATGATGAACAAGAAGAAATCCCGTTCCTATAATCAGCAAGAACTAAAGCATATGTGTGATATGCTGTGTGCTAATATAGAAAATTTATTAGAAGCACTAGATATTACAGATTATAGAATGTGCGACAAAATGATAGTGGCAAGCTGCCCGATTCATGGCGGAGACAATAACTCTGCACTCAACCTATATCATGCTGGAGATTTCTATCGTGGTAATTGGACATGCCATACACAACATTGTGAACACACATTTAAGGGGTCTATTATAGGTTTTGTTAGAGGTTGTTTATCCAATAGGCAACATAACTGGCAAGAGAATGGTGACCCTACAGTATCTTTCTACGAGACTGTGAAATTCATTAAAAAGTTTTTGAACTATAAAAATAATAGTAAGGAACTACTAGCATTAAAAAAGAGTCAAGAGAAGACTAATTTTACTAGAGCCATTAATAGTCTATCAGAAACTAAAACAAAAGAAGAGGTTAAAATTGATAGACAATTAGCTATTAAAAGTCTTGATATACCATCTACATATTTTATGGATCGTGGATTTACTCGTAGTATTTTAGAAAAATATGATGTTGGAGAATGCCACAATCCCAAAAAAGAAATGTATAAAAGAGCAGTTGTGCCAGTGTATGATGAGACTGGCAAATTTTTGATAGGCTGTACAGGTCGTAGCATATTTAATTGCTGTGAATCTTGTGGCACATTTCATGATGAAAATAATCATTGTCCTGATAAATATGAAAAATATAAATTCTCCAAATGGAAACATAGTAAAAATTTTAAAACAGAAAACTGCTTATACAATCTATGGTCAGCTAAAGATCATATCAAACAAACCTCCACAGTTATTATAGTAGAAAGTCCAGGCAATGTTTGGTCCTTAGAATCTGCGGGCCTATATAACAGTGTTGCTGTATTCGGCTCTAATTTGTCTCATAAGCAGAAGGCTATCATAGATATGACTGGAGCAATGAATATCGTTACAATCATGGATAATGACGATGCTGGTCGTATCGCATCCGAAAAAATGTATGAAAAATTTCATAAAACTCACAATATTACCAGCATAGAAATATTAGCACAATACAATGACTTAGCCGACATGCCTTTGGAGGATATAGTAGATACAATTCTACCACAAGTAAATAAGGTGTTTATATGAGAATATTAGCCATATCTGGCAAAAAACAATCCGGTAAAAGCGTTGCGGCGAATTTTATTGTTTCAGCAGTCATGTCTGATCTAAAATTATGCTCAAAAGCTTATATCGATGATGATGGGAATATTCTAGTCAGCGACCTTCTAGGTAGTAAAAATTATGCAGGAGTATTCTATCCATGTGATAGAACAAAAATAAATACAGATACAGTTATTACTGAGATATTTGAACGATTAGATCCAATAGTCAGAATCTATAATTTTGCCGATGTATTAAAACAAGACATATGCATAAATATACTTGGGCTAAAATATGAACAATGCTATGGCACAGATGATGATAAAAATGAATTTACAGATCTAATCATTAATAACAAGCAAGCTACAGCAAGAGAAATAATGCAATATGTTGGTACTGACATATTTAGAAATATCAAAAAGGACGTTTGGGTATCTGCTACTATTAATAAGATCATATCAAATCAATCCAAGGTTTCAATTATATCAGACTGTAGATTTCCAAATGAGGTTGACAGCGTTAAAAATCTTGGTGGTGAAGTATTAAGACTAAAAAGAAATAAGTTGCAATCTGACCATATAAGTGAAACCATACTCGATAAAGAAAACTATGATTGGTTAAATTTTGATTATGTCATAGATAACACTGAAACTTCACTCCATGAATATTTACAACTCCTAACACCTATTGCCAGAAAACTATTTAAATGATTATTACATATTTCAGATCCTCTAGCTATAATGCACATGATATGTGCCAACAACAATATTTCATAGAATATAATTTGGGCTGGAGAGGCCCGTCTGGCAAAAAAGCAGATAAAGGAACTATAGTCCACAAAGCTTTGGAAATATTAGCTTTCATAAAGAAATATCAACAAGCAG